GTTAAGGAACCTCGCTGCTCAGCAACCCCTCCCTAGCGCTAGTTTGGCGCTAGCCAAGACGACTTGAGTGTCGTCCTACTGCTGGCAGTTACCCCCGAGGACCACTTCTGATCCACGGACGGGCTCTCTACAAAGTATTGATAGAGAGACTGCCAACTGTCCCGCCTCTCGAGCCTTCTCCGTGACCTTACCTCAATCTGAGGTATCAGCCAACGATGGAGGGACTTATGCCATTTGATTGGCACATAGTCCTTCTTCTCGTAGCCTAGGCCATGGTTAGAGAACGTATAGAGGCATAGACCTGCCTGCTGTGTCTGCGAGATCGGAACTCGGCGCAAGAGTGCGTCGGGCATTTGATCAAGCATATATCGTGCTAGGGACCAAAGCCCCTTAGAATGGGCGTTATTACTAACGTCCACCCACGACGAAACACTGCTGGCTGTCTTTCCTGGCTGCAAGTTGGTAAGATAGACAGGGGTTACATCTGTACCCCAATAGGCGTCCATCCCGCAAGATTCGCGGAAATACCCTTGCACATGTGATTTCTCACGGTTCACCTTGAGCTGTAGGAGATCAAGAATGAAAGCCAGGTGATGCGCTGATGACGATGGTAGTATTATATCGTCACCAAAGACCCGAACTTTCCCACCAGCCAAACGGATATTCCGAATGGTAGGCTTCAACCCTTCGCTCCACAACACAGCAGCTATTGCCATGTTGCAGTAAGCTATGGATTGAATTGGGAAAGTAACCGCGGAGCCCATCGCTGCAAATTTCTTCATTCGTAGCACATTGCCAAGTATGACATTGCGCTCATCCTGAGGAAACGTATAGCCCTGTACACCAGAAACGATGTATGGGGTTCTACAAGCATTGAGAGCTTCAAGGAGGCTCAGGTTGTACCTGAACATCCGCTCGACCACGAAGCAAGACAGTCGGTCTGACGCTGACGACAAGTCAATTGTCGCAAGCGCCCCCGTTCTGCTCGCAGATAGGGCCAGTTCCCTTGAGGGGTTCTGATCCTTAAACGAGATCGAGTTGCGGTGAATAGGATGCAAGTTAGAACGCATCCACTTCATCAGTCCCTGCTGAAGGAACTGATTTGCTGTTGGTTCCGCCGCGATCAAGCGCGGGCCTTTAAACGTTTTGTGCACAGCAAGAAGCTTGCACGGGGCGTCTATTGGCTCGGCTCTAACGAGGCGGTCACTGATTGTTTCGTTTGGGAATAAGAAGTAGTCCCTAGGAAACACTGTGTCTGCTCTTTCAGAGTAAGTAGGGAAGGCATACTTGTCCTCCCCTGACACAGCAGAATCAGAAACAGCACCGGGTCCGTGCTTACAGATCAATCCCCAGATGTCGATATCCCGATTAAAGGACGTCAACATGCATACCCGATCTAGGATACGCATAGCCTTACGGCTGATGGGGTCGATCCAACCAAATGATTTCGAGAAAGAAACCATTCGGTCGTCGGACACATAGTGACCTGTCTTAAAGTCACTCTGTGCCTTCGGATAGAAGTAGCTCTCTCCCCAAGTAAATGTCGGGTCAAGAAGACCGGCATCTATCTGGAAGAAATCATTACAGGTAGCAACCACCGCCGAAGCGGGGGCTGCCATTTCGAGTTTCTTGAATCCGTAGCAAAGCTGACGGACGAAGAAAACAAGATCCTGATCTGGTTGATCAATGATCTGTCCGCTCTCTCGGAAGCACTCACTGATAAGAACCGAAAAGATACGGTCCTTAGAAGTACCTAGAGATGAGGGATACTCCCGCCACTCGAACCAGCCGCTAGACAGACCTTTGTCAAAAAGTCTGCCAACAGCTGGTAAGTCGAGTAGAAGGACTCCCAAACCTCTGGTTTCAGTAAGGCTCTTAAGACGTTGAAAATCGTCTGAGAGTCGTGCACGCACATCATTCCTCCACCTCGACACATCCTCTAGGATGGCTTGGAGAAGGTTTAGTGCGTCGCTGGTCGTATTCATAGGCATCTTCCTTATAGGTTGGTGCGCATGAACTTGACACGATCAAGATAGAAATCAGGAGTCCTAGCAATCCAAAATAGGCAGAGATGCCCATCAGGATCAAAAGGAATTGTAGATCTGTCACGATTCGCGGCCCACGATTTGGGCCATATTCGTTCCAGCCTTGACAAAATCTGCCAAAGCTGTTGCGATACGAGTCGAGTCGAGATCAACCTGGACGCCATCGAAAGTTTTGATGACCATCCAGGAAGATGCCGTGGCGTAGTAAATGCCACTAGCATCATACATCTCAGCATCCAACCGGATGAGATGAGATTCTCCTGACTTACCTCGGGCTGGGATCTGATGTTTCACGTTCATCGTGATCTTGTCATTCCCAGTAGTACCAAAGTAGGTACTCTCAAACCCCGATGCGGCTACTCTGTTAAGAGTAACAGATAGCGCATTGTAGGTAATGGTGATCGAGTTGTTCAGCAACGTAGTATCCTTTCAAAGGAAAAATCACTTCACAGTGATTGAGGCCTGACCACCGTATTTTGGTGATAAAGCCCCTGCGAGTGCTGTCAATATACCTACGTGCCCAGGAGTTAATATGGGACGTATGTACAGCGACACCGGAGGATTGTAGTACATTTTCCTCTCTTTTGAGATCACCGAGGAACTACCCGGTAACCACGTCAGCCCACCAAGATTGGTATGGCCGACGTCCTTCGTCTTACGTTCCTGCATGCACATGATGGATACTTCATTTAGATTGTAATCTAAATACCCATCATGGTTTTGGAGAAATTCCCCAAAATTGACGAAATAGTCAGCAAGCCAGGAGAATGGGATAGATTCCCATGCCGTAGATAGACGAGGGTTCAAACCGAGGAGCTTCCGATATCCGTTCCTCTTCGAAGTGAAGAGAAGACCGAATAGAAGTCGCTCCAAACCGTTGATCCTTTGATCGCTCTTGTTATTGAGCGTCTCAGGGACATCGAGAAGAAACTCCGATGGTATAGGCTCAGCCAATTGGGGGTGCATAACTGCCCATGCTTTTACTTCAAGCTCAACGCTCGAGGTTATATAGCATAGCCAATCAGCACATAACCAATTAGCCACCACCGTAGGAGTTAGCCCAGAACGAGTATGTAGTAAATCTACAGAGTCTCGCTCTGGTTTCTGGTAATCCTTCAGTTCTCGCAAACGGCGGGCGATCTCTTGTTGGAGATTCGCTACCTTTCGCAAGTCTGAAATCATAGGGAGTATGCCAAATTTGTAGGCAAGATATCCCTGTGATGCAGTAGTTCCAGGATCGTCGATTAAGGCGAAGAACTTTTTCCACGTGATCGAGAAGATCTCATGGAGTTCCTTCACCAGAGAGACTGTTTCCATAAATGAGGTAACAGTCTCAGTCAAATTGACTATCGGCTCCTGGTCCGGCAAGTGCGCATAACATCGCGACACAAGCAGGTTCCAATCTACTGCGGGGGTATTCGTAAGCTCGTTCGCACCTCCTTGGGTGTAGAACGCCAGGTTATTGATAACATTGTTACCACCTGAAAAGCCACGAGTACCCGAAACCCTAAGAGGCACCACTGTTTTGTGGTACATCCTAAGGTTATTACCAGTCACGTAAGGCTTATGCTCCTGTACGTAGTCGTCACACCAATCATACGTTGACATCTTCGTAGGTCCCACTAAGTTGGTGGTTCCCACGTAGTAGATCGTTCTTAGGTAAGAGCCCCCTGAAATCAGAGAGCCACTCTTTGAACGAACACGATTGATCGGCATAGCGACACCTGCACTAGCAAGGAGTCCAAATGGAACGGGTCTTATCCCGCGGGTCCCAGACATCTGGGACCCCCCCCC